GAAAAAGACCTTAAAGACATCGAAAACTTGGAAGAAGGTCCGGGTAAACTTGAGTCCCAAATTACTTTCTCTCCTGCTGATGTCGCTGCTAAAAAGATGCAGAAGAAAATCCATGACCAACTTGAAGAGTCTCAAGCCAAGAAGCATCTAAGAGCTACTTCCTTTGAGTGTGCTTTGTTTGGTACTGGTGTTATGAAAGGGCCTTTCGCAGTAGACAAGGAATACCCCAACTGGGATGATGAAGGTAACTACAAACCTGTCGTCAAAACTATTCCTACTACCTCTAATGTTTCTATCTGGAATTTCTACCCTGACCCTGATGCACATAGTATGGAAGAAGCTGAGTATGTCATTGAGCGTCATAAGATGTCTCGTAACCAAATGAGAGCTCTTAAAAACCGTCCGTACTTTAGGTCTAACGAAATTGACATCGCTATTGAAATGGGTGAGTCCTACACTAAAGAGTGGTGGGAACAAGCTATGGAAGACGATGCTGAGGAAGTTAGAACTGAACGTTATGAAGTCCTTGAGTTTTGGGGTAATGTCGATAAGTCTATCCTTGAAGATCATAAAGTAACTATTCCCCGTGACCTTCGGAAAAAAGACTCTATTAGTGTAAACATTTGGGTGTGTAACGGACGTGTCCTTCGTCTCGTGATGAACCCTTTTACTCCCGCTATTATCCCCTACTACGCTGTTCCTTACGAAATGAACCCCTACAGCATGTTTGGTGTTGGTGTAGCAGAGAATATGGACGATACCCAAACTCTGATGAACGGTTTTATGCGTATGTCAGTGGATAACGCTGCTCTCAGTGGTAATCTTCTTATCGAAGTAGATGAGTCTAATCTGGTACCCGGACAAGACCTTGAAGTCTATCCCGGTAAAGTATTCCGTAGGGAAGGTGGTGCCCCCGGTCAAGCTATCTTTGGCACTAAGTTCCCTAACGTTTCTAACGAGAATATGCAGATGTTTGACAAAGCTCGTGTACTTGCTGACGAATCTACCGGATTCCCGTCATTCGCACATGGTCAAACAGGTGTCAGTGGTGTCGGTAGAACAGCCTCTGGTATCTCTATGTTGATGTCTGCCGCTAATGGTTCTATTAGAACTGTTGTTAAAAACGTTGATGACTACCTTCTTGGGCCTCTTGGAAGAGCTTTGTTTGCATTCAACATGCAATTCGATTTCGATCCAGAGATTAAAGGTGACCTAGAAGTCAAAGCTGAAGGTACCCAAAGTCTAATGGCTAACGAAGTACGTAGTCAGCGTCTTATGCAATTCCTTGGTGTTGTACAGAACCCGACTCTTGCTCCGTTTGCTCGTCTTGATTACATTGTACGAGAGATTGCTTCTTCTATGGACCTCGACCCTGACAAAGTGTCTAATAGTATGCAAGAAGCAGCTCTTCAAGCAGAAGTACTCAAGAAGTTCCAAGAGCAGAACCCACAACCCCCTCAGGGAGGCTCTCCAGCGGGCACACAGGCGTCTGACACCCAAGGCAGCGGTGGGGGTACCGTAGGTACTGGTAGCGTCTCTCCACCGGGCTCTCAGGGCTTCACAGGGACTCCCGGAGGTGAAGGGGGAGAAACACTATGAACCTTAAACCGTTCGTGAACAACCCTGAGCTTTGGAATGCCTTCCTAGAGGAGATCGACAAACAGATTGAGTCGGTTAACAAACAAATCGCTCAACTGGATGAACCTAAAGACCTCTACAGGTGTCAAGGTGATCTTAGAACTCTTAACAAGATGAAGAAGCTTAGGGACAAAATTAATTATGGATCGCAACATGGATGAGAAAGCTCAAATGACTAGACTATACCAAGAAGGTGGCTTTCAGGATGATGGCGCTGAGATCGAGTCGGTAACTGGTAACGAAGTTCCTGAGGGAAGTTTGGACCAAGAAGTTAGAGATGATATTGATGCTAAGTTATCTGAAGGTGAGTACGTCCTACCGGCAGACGTTGTTAGGTTTATCGGACTAGGCCAAATCGAGTCTCTTGTCCAACAAGCTAAGCAAGGTCTAGCTCAGATGGAGTCTAACGGTCGTATTGGTGGCGAAACTGTAGACCAAAACGGTATTCCTGTTGAAGATGACGACGATGATGATGAGCTTAGCCCTGAAGAAGAACAGATGCTTGCTGAGGCTCTTGGAGAGTCTCCTACAGGTATGGCTCAGGGTGGTGCTGTAACTAGGCTCAAGCAAGCTCAAGCAGGTGGTACTCCCTACAACCTCAACTCTATGAAGACTTATTACAATCCTGAGACTGGTGAGCTTAGGTCTTTTCCTGACGGTGAAGAACCACCTGAAGGTTTTGAGGAGACAACTTCTGCCACTGAGAAACCAGAAGTGCCTCAGTTTAGGTTAAAAGGTGATCGACAAGGAGCAGGTGGTCCTATAGGAACTGCACCAGCAGACAAGAACACTCCCGGTTTTATGGGTGACGTGGCTAGTGTTGTTGGACCTGCTGTTGATGCTACTATTGGAAATGTTGCTGAGAAAACTGCTGACGCTGTTTCTTCTATGGCTGAAGCTTTTAGTGGTAGAGAGGAAGCTAATATGTCTGCAGCAGAAGTGGCGGATGAAGCTTCTAAAGACTCCGAGTCTGAGTCTAAAGATTCTGGTTCTGAAAGTGAATCTTCTGGTTCTGATTCAGGTGACTCAGGTGAGTCCGGTGGAGAAGGAGGAGAAGGCGGACCTGAAGGTGAAGGCGGTGGAGAAAGCTATCGTAAAGGCGGTCTTGTAAGCCGTAATAAAAGAAAACCGAATAAACGTAAGAAACCGTATAAGAATAAACGGAGTGGTCTAGGTTCTAAGTAAACCAAGTATCATGGCTACCCGGAGAGACTTATGAGAAAATGTTCTAAATGTAAAGTAGAGAAGTCTTTAAAAGATTTTAATAAAGACCGAACAGATAAGTACAAAGGTGGGTATAAGACTATCTGTAGGTCTTGCACAAAACTTTATAGAAAAAAGTATTACCGAGAAAGAGGTAAGAAGATACACGATACTTGGAGAAAAAGACCTTCTGTTAGAGCCAAAATTTCAGCTAGAAGTATGGAGTTACGTCTCAAAGAGTAATGGGACTCCTCCTTGGTTGACAGAAACCCACAAGAAAGAGATAGAAAATTTCTACTGGTTATCGAAAGATTTAGAGTGTATAACTGGTGAAAAATACCACGTAGACCATATCATGCCTATACGTGGGGAAAATATTTGTGGCTTACATGTTCCTTGGAATTTACAAGTTTTGCCATCAGATATAAACATTAAAAAGAGTAATAGGCTACTCACAACAGTGACCCCTTAAGGAGAAATAGTTTTGGCCCAAGATAAAGTATATGTTGACTCTAGCTATCGTCGAGCGAAGAATCAAAGTAAGATTGAGCAGGACGAGAAAGAATTGGAAGAACTTCTGAAACAAAGTAAAGGTGAAGACGACAAACCTGAAGAAGAGTCCAAAGAAGAGCCACAGGAAGAGCCTCAAGAAGAAAATAAAGAGGACGAACCTGAGGTAAAAGAGTCTAAGGAAGACGAAGAAGACGAGGACAAGGAACTAGACCGAGAGGAAAAGACATTCAAGAAGCGGTATGGTGATCTTCGTCGTCATATGGCTAAACGAGAAGAAGAGTGGAAAGAAGAGCTAGAGAAAGCTAAGTCTCAAAAGGATGTAAAACCTCCTAAATCAGACGAGGACATCGAAGCATGGGCTAAACAGTACCCAGATATTGCTGGTATCGTAGAGACCATTGCTCAGAAAAAAGCTCAGGAACTCTTCTCTAAAGCGGATGACAGACTCAGAGAGTTTGACGAGGCGCAGTACGAAGTCTCTAGGACTAAAGCTGAGAACACTATCCGTAAAACTCATGAAGATTTTGATGAACTAAAAGCATCTGATGAATTCCATGACTGGGCTGAAGAACAGCCTAAATGGGTTCAGGATGCTCTCTACGAGAATGCTGATGATGCTGCCTCTGTTATTCGCGTGATTGACCTCTACAAAGTGGACAAAGGTCTCACAACTAAAGCGACTAGAGAGAAGACTAAAGATGCAGCTAAAGTTGTCAAGACATCGACTACTCCGAAAGTAGACCCGGATGAAGGTGGTAAGAAAATCCGAGAGTCTGATGTAGCTAAAATGTCTGACAAAGAGTTTGAAGAACAGTGGGATGAAATCCAAAAAGCACAACGCAATGGTGATTTTGTCTATGATTTGTCTGGAGGGGCGCGTTAATCACTGTTCTTACTAAGTTTACCCTTGACAACCTTATCAAACTATGTTATAATAGACTTAAGGTTATGCGGAGGGTAATCCCTCTATAGGAAATACAAGTAGGATGGGCCCCTTTCTAGGATACCCTATTTTACTTGTACTCCTACCTTACTACTAAAGCCTACACAACAGATAAGACTAACCTGAATTAGTATAGGCCCGTCTACTGTACCTCCGGCCAGAGTTACTTTAGATGCACCCTAGAAAGTACAGCCTCTTAGAAGCGGTGTTTAGCTTATAACAAAGCCAAATATCATAGGAGGATTTTTCAATGGCTTTTCAATCTGCGGCAGGATGGGGTAACCTGCCTAACGGTAACTTTAGTTCCGTAATCTACTCCAAAAAGGTCCAATTGGCCTTTCGTAAATCGACTGTTGTCGGTGACATTACTAACAGTGACTAAACGAATTGGTCCGATTTGTAGAAATACAAATTGATAACTTGGTGAATTGCTGGAAACCTTAACTGGTAATCAGCAGCCAAGCCCCGAGAGGGGAAGGTTCAACGACTACGAACCACAAAGTAGAAATCCAGCTTATTGCAAAGGATTTGGATATGAATAAAAAAGACAGAGCCATTCTGTATGGATTGGCAATCGGTGATGGACATATCAGTTACCGTACTCGACTTAAAGACGGAAAGTACCGCTATGAGCAAGCAGAGCTTATTGTAGGGCACGGACCTAAACAAAAAGATTATATTGAGTACAAAGCTGATTTAATTTTGTCTATTTTTGGGGGCAAAAGACCTAAAGTAGCTAAAACATCGTATACCCTAAAAAATGGTAAGACATACCAAGGGTTTCGTATTGCTAAGACAAGTAAGTACTTTAGGCAAATGCACAGAGTGCTGTACGGAGAGAGTAGATCAAAAACTCTTACAGGTCAAGTGCTTTCTTACTGTGACGAAGTTTCACTAGCTCTTTGGTACATGGACGATGGTTCCATACTGAGTAATAAGAACAAAAATGGTGAGATAACTTCTCTGAGTTTTCGTATTTGCACACAATTTGTAGATGAAGATGAAGCTAAGTTTGTCGTAGAGTGGTTTAAAGAAAAATTTGGTATCGAAGCTAAATATTTTACTTCTAAGGGTAAATACGATATAGGCGGAGCTACCCAAGCCACTCTTACTCTAGTTTCTGTTGTAAAAAATCATATCCATAAAAGCATGTTGTATAAAATTCAACCAGCTTTTGACTTTGTGTTTCGCAAGAGCGCCAAGCATCCTAACTTCAAAATTGAAAAGGATGAAGATATAGTCTGAACTTTAGGGAAACCTAAAGGTAGGTGTAATTAAAAAGACCTACATAACGTAATTGATTTCGGTGAAATTAGTTCTCAAGGTGATACTGTCCGTATTATCAAAGAGCCGGAGATTTCGGTAAGCGAGTACGCTCGTGGTACCCAAGTCCAAGCTCAAGACCTTGATGACGAAGATTTCTCGCTTGTTGTTGACAAGTCGAACTATTTCGCTTTTAAGGTGGATGACATCGAAGAAGCCCACAGCCATGTAAACTTCATGGACCTTGCTACCAATCGGGCGGCTTACCGTCTGGCTGACCAGCATGACCAAGAAGTTCTTGGGTACCTTTCGGGCTTTAAACAGTCGGCTCTGCATAGTGGTGCAGACACCGTGAATGACCAAGTTAACGGCACTAAGGCTATTGACACTGCCGGTACGGATGAACTTCTGTCCAGCATGAAGCTTTCGCGCCCTAACTTCGGTAACATGAGCTCTGCCGGTTCTACTGGCGACTCTATTCCTGTTGCTGCCCGTCTTCCCGGTGCTACTGCTCTTCCAACTGATTACGTCTCTCCGGTTATGATGATTAACCGTATGGGTCGTCTTCTGGATCAGCAGAACGTCGATAAGTCTGGCCGCTGGCTGGTTATTGATCCGATCATTCTTGAAATCCTGATGGACGAAGACTCGCGTTTCCTTAATGCAGACTTCGGTGACTCTGGTGCTCTTCGTAATGGTCTGGTCCTTAACAACTGGAATGGTTTCCGTGTCTACGTCTCTAACAACCTCCCCGTTGTTGGTACTGGCCCGGATACTACTGGTACTTCGGCTCAGTCGAGCAACTTTGGTGTTGTCGTCGCTGGTCATGATTCGGCTGTTGCTACTGCTGAACAGATCAACAAGACGGAAACTTACCGTGACCCTGACAGCTTTGCTGACATTGTTCGTGGTATGCACCTGTACGGTCGTAAAATCCTCAAGCCTGAGGCGATCACGACTGCACGGTACAACTTGGCATAATAAGAGGAGATACTGATTATGGCACTTTCCCAATCCCTGCGTAATCGCGCAGTAGTCATCGAGAAGTATGTCACTCTTGCCGCTTCTTCGGGCACCACCACGGGCGTTTCTGTCCCTGCTGGCACTCTGGTTCTGGCCGCTGGCTTTGAACCTTCAGAAGCAGTTGCTGACGTGACTACTTATACGATGGACATTACTGATGGTACTACTACCTTCGCTGATGACCTTGACTTCGACGATACCGCTGCTGGAACAATTAAGGTAGGTACTACTG